CTCCGTATGGAGTGTACCCCTGTAGGGATTCCGCTTCCCCTCTTTGAAGCAACCTTTTAAAATATGGTTCTACATAATCAGGAAGGCTTGTGTTTACTATTTTTTGTTCTTGTGGTTGCATCTGTCTAGAGCTACCACCACCTTTAAATTTTCTCATTCATCTTCCTCAAAATTGTATTCATAAAATGTAGCTGGTTTTTTCCAACCTACTTTATTTTTGACCCAATGCCATAACCCATGTCTGCCGACACCTTCTAAACCATCACAATTATTTGTTTTTGCGAAGTTTGTTAGTATGTCAATTCCTTCTTCAGCCCAAGCTTGCATGTTTTTTCCAGTAATATGATCTATGCAAAGCATCTTTTTACCTGTTGGATAGTCATTGAATAATGTAATCATAACTCCAGTTATATCTAAATTACCTGTATCAAAAACAATCCAAAGTTGACTATTGTTATTTAACAAATCGTGAAATATATCTTCAACTCTAGTCCTACCGTTTGATCGACTAGCAGTTTTCTTCAAATATTTTTCTACCTTATCCCAAATCATCGTTAGCTGTTCTGAAGGTATGTATGATATTTCTAGCTCTCCAGAAGGCTTTATTGGAATATTTAATGCTGGTTCATTCATGCTGGCATAACCTTATTAACGTCTATTCTTGGTGGTTGAGTAGTGTCTCCAGTTTTTTCTTCTCTTACTCTATCCATCATTTTATATAATTCGTTTGAGCCAGCGTCTGAACTACCATCTCCCAAAGCTGAAACAACGTCTGCTGGCACAATAAACTCGTCTTGTGAAACAGCTACTTTTTCATTAGCGCCTATCATGCCGGGAATATCATCAGCCATACCGCTTTGACCATTACCTTCTATTAAACCCTCTGTTTGTGCTCCGGGTACTAAAGATTGTAAAACCGTATCTCTTAGCTGTAAAAATACTTCATTGCCATACTTGGCGATGAAATCGTTAATAACTTGTTGGTTATCGTTTTCACCTAAAATGAATTGTATAGTTGCTTGTACTATTGGGTCTTGCATCATGTCTGTAGAACCGCCCTCTTGGAAGCCCATTTTTTCAACAACATCAGGAGCTACTTTATTAAGAGCCTCTAAACCTTTGTTTGGTAATTCTTTAGATGTCTGACCACCATCAGCAAATGTATACATTTCATCCATCAATTTACTAATATCATCCATCACAGACTCTTTAGGAGTATCTATATCTGGTGATAAATTATTAGTCATTGATTCAGATTTATCCATGTCTTGAGGCTTATCAGTAGCTGTAGCTTCAACTGTTTCTGGATAAGGTATTATATTTGGTGATGTTACTAATCCCTGAAATGGCATAGAGGTAAATGCCTCATAAGGATTTATAGCAACTTGTGGTGCAATAGATAATTCAGGAGTATTGAAGCCACCTTTAGAGCCAGTAAAAGTATCTTTAAATGTTGGAGCTTCGCCCCTTGTTGTTCTGACTGCTTTTTGATTTATTGTATTAGGTGCAAAATACATTGTTTCAGGCTGGAACCCCGGCATAAAATTTGGGTTTACATCATAAGCTCTTCTAGCTGGAGAAAATCTTTGCATATCGCCAGAAAAAGCTTGTACGTTACTGCCACCATACATTTCTTCCATATCTCTTGCATAAGGTGATATATCAGAGCTATCTATACCCGGTCTACCCCCTTGAAAATATCCAGTAACTCCACCTTCTGCCATCATTTGTTCAGTATCTGGCATCAAACTTTGAGCAAGTATATTAGCATCCATAAGAACGCCTTCATCTATACCTGCTTGTCTAGGATTAGTCATACCACCTGCACTATACAAAATAGGCTCTTGATACATATTCATATTAGCTAATTGTCTTTGCCTTTCTTCTTCTTCACGTTGGGCTACTTGATCTGCAAAAAGTTCTTGTGAATCTAATACAGACGTTTGACCTGCCCCAATGGTAATTGGAGTCAAAGCTGCTGGAGATGAAAATGCATCTGCTAGATTACCTACGCTTTGTCCTAAATTTTGTCCTTGAAATCCTTGAGTTAAGTTTTCAAAAGGAGTTGGAGTTTTTGTAAGTGTGTTTGCTAATGAACTTCCTAAAGATTTTATTGATGAATCTGCTAATGTGTTCGTTGCTGCAGACGTTAATGCATCTAAGCCTGTTTGTGTTGCTTGACTTTGAAGAAGATTTGAAGATGCATCGGCTACTGCTTTTTTTACACCTTCTGTTAATGCAGATTTTCCTGCTTCTGCTGCTGCTGTTGTTGTTGCTGCTGCTGCTCCTGCTGTACCTTTTGCGAGATTAGCGAAACTCTCTAATCCTTTTCCTATTCCAAATCCTGTAAGACCAGCTAATAAACCTTTTTTAGCATCTCCAGTAGCTGCGTATTGAGCTAAACCAGAACCTAATGCAGCACCTAAGCCACCTGTTAAAGCTTTAACCCCTAAAGCTCCAAATAATTTTGGACCTAGAAAAGAACCTATCAATGGTGCTAGAAAGGGTAGAAATGCTTCTGGTTGTCCGGTTTGTGGATTAATTGTCAGTGGTGCTACTTGTGCTAATCCTCTAACTTCAGCAGGATTTACATGCATTAGCATACTATCGCCATAGCGACCTTGTGCTGCTACATTTTGCACTTGTTGTTGTAGATTCATTCTATCTGTCCTCTTTTGTTTCGCAGCCGAATACGTTAAAACTCATGTTGCTTGCGCTAGTGTAAACCTTCAATACATCTGCTTGGTTAAGTGTTATCCCAATAACTATAGCGAAGGAATCATTAGCAGCAACTGATTTGTCATAAAAAATAAATTGTTTATCGTCAGCACCAGCACCTGCTACATGAACACTTAATCTAAATGTTATGGCAGAACCTGTTCTATTTGCAGCAACTATTGAACTAATAGTTGTCTGGGTCATATCTGGTACTGTATATAATGTAGTTGTAGTTGTTGCAGATGGGTCTAATTGACCTAAAACTTTTAAAGAATCAGACATGCTTTGTTCCCATTAATAAAAATTGATGTCGTCTAGTTGCTTTTGATGTCATAGACTCTTGCAGTCTTTGCACTCTAATAAGTTTCACATTCAAATCTTCTATTGTTTGCTCTACGATTCTTCTCGTAGTCGCTTCATCATTCGCGTCATATTCTAAATTAGGTATGGGTAAAGCTAGTGTTTTTATATCAGCCATTATCTCTTACCATCACCTCTAATTTCTAATCTTAAATCTCCAGTACGCCACCCATATCGGCTACCAGTATTAGATATGCGTATTGCAGCATGTCTGCTTCTTGTTCTGGCATTAATAAATGTGGATTCTGGTGTTACGTTGATAGTTTGTAAAGTAGATAAACTTTCTAAAGGATAGTTTCTACCTTTTATAGTATATGTAACTGTATCACCTGTAGAATATTGATCTCTAAATTCTACATCTGGTATTAATTTAGAAATAAATATTAACCTTTCACCATCAGGGCTTAAATCAAAATCACTAGATTCGATAAATGCCGTAAAATCACTACCATCATTAGAGTGTCCTAACTCATGGTTAAATAAAAAGTTAGTATCAGAACCAGATGTTTTACCTGCTGCTACAGGAAAATCTAAAGTAGGTGCTTCTATCCAAGCTGTTCTGGTAAATCCATCATCGGTCGTGCCTATAACCCAAGTATCCTCTAGATAATTGTAGATAACGTATCTATCAACTTCTAGACTTTCTAAACTAGGATAAAACCAAATTACTTCATTTTTGTTTTCTATAGAAGCTGCAAAACATTTATACGCCTGATTTAAGTTAAGATCACTGTAGATATAATCTAAAACAGTACAAGGCAATCTTTGTGCAGAACCTGAATAAACATAAAAGCCACCCCTATCCATGAAATAAACTCTATTATTTGCATTTACTGCTGCATTTGGAGATATTAAAGATGGCCCTGTGGCAACCTCTATAAAAGAAAATATAAATGGCTCACCAACAAATCGCATTGAAGTAATACCTACATCTGTCCAAATAAGTATTTCTTGTCTTGTTTGTAGAGCGCCTACTATTAAAGAACCTTGAGATAGTTGAATACCACCTGCTTGATTTGTTGCAGTTGGTGTCCAATCTGATGCACTCTCTGTATCTGACCATCTAACAAACAATGGATTTAATGTGGATGATCCTATTGGATTTGATCCAAAGCAAATAACATGCTTGTCAATATCAGATACCATAACTTGTAAAGCTTCAATAGGGGTATCACTAGCTCCTCCTAAAGAAGATAGTGCTACAGCTCTCGATGTTACACCTGAACTTTCATCCCAATAGAAAATACCTCCACCTCTTATATTTCCTATTAGATCATCTCCAAAATTATCTTGTGACCATAATCTTAATTGACCAACTGCAGATATGGCTGTAGTAGAACCCCATGTGCCCGCACTCCATGTTCCAGCGCCCCATCCAGTTCCTTTTACAAATACGTCTAGCCCAACATTTATTTCATATGATCCGTCTACCCCAGAACCGCCATTTCCTGTGTCGCTTGAATTAGCAGTCACAGTTGAACCAGATGTATCTTTAGCTGTTATTTCGTAAGTATTAGAACTCAAAATTCTATCTACTTGATATTCTTGATTCAAAACATCAGCAGTAATATTACCACCTAATGTAACAGCACTAGAAAATGTAATGCTATCATTTGCTACAGCGCCATGACTTGAATCTGTTACTACAATTACTGAAGAGCCATCGGTTGCTGCAAATGTAATACTATTTGTAGAAGTTTTTCTTATAGGTGTAATGTTATAAAAGGTACTACCTTCTTTTACAAAATATTTTAAATGAGTTCCTACACCTACATAAGATGTTGAATCTGTATCTCTATAAGAATATAAGCTTCTCGCTGTGCCTTTAAATGAATTAAGAGAGTTTTTCTCCCAACCAGCAATTCTTTCGGGTTTGCCTTTTCTAAATCTAACTTTGTCTGAGTTAAACCAGCCACCTTCGTTACTATAGTTAGTACCCTCTCTATTTATTCCCGGTTTAAAAGTATATTTAGCTAATGGCATACTTATACCTCATGCCACTCTTTACCTTGAAATAAAAGACTCTCAGCTTCTCGTCTACGAATTAAACCATCTAAAGTTTTACCTCCAGCCTTGTTCCATCTTTTTATTTCGCTAGGTACTTTTGAGTAATTTTTAGCGTTGAGTTCCTTGAGCATTGTACTCGATTTTAGGTTTGATGGGCCTAAATTATATACCCATGCACAAAGAGAATCGAATTGATTTTGGGTCAAATCAACTTCAACATATTTGTTAATATAATCTTCAAACTCAACTATATCTTCGTCAAACCTTTCATCAGCATACTCTTGTGTCCAAACATCACCCTCTTTTACACCGCGAGTTGCACCCCATCCATTTGTCCAAACATTTGCAGAGCATAGATAAGCTTCTAATTTACATCCTTCAAATTTTTTGATTAAAGATTTGCCTTCTTCTGAAATTTTCATATCAACCCCATGTTCCATCTTTTCTGACTTTGGCGACTTTCTTACCACCATGATACTCAACTGCATGCCCTTCTTTAATAAGCTTCTGACAAATATCTTCGCCAGAATCAGTATACGGTATGCCAAGGATTCTTCCATACTTACCTTTGCCTAAAGATTTTAATTTAAATTTACCAACACATAACTCTTTTAATCGTTCTTTTGCAGCTAATCCTAGTTTTTTTTCGTCAAGATTTCTTG